ATCTTTTGAGGAATACACATATTCTGATGTTAAACATATATATCTAACCTTGCTTAACAATAAGACTTATAATCTTATTTACTGTCAAGTATTATGCAAGTGGATATTAGATAATTACACAGAAGAAATGTATGATAATAAAGATATTATAGAATACGGTTATACTAATGATTACATTGCGAGTGAGGTTGAAAAGTATTATGAAGCACAAAAAATATCAGAATAAAAATAATGAAGACATTTATGTGCTTCACTTTCCTGGCACAGGAATTATAGGACATGAAAATATTATCAGCGAGAATTTGGACAGACCTATTCAAATGGATAGCAATCTGTCTATTGTTTCTGTTATGAATCAAGACTGCTACGATAAATCATTCGTTGTTAAGCAATGTGTCTATAATAATATTCCTATTTTCAATACAGCAATTAATGAACAGAAATGGAATAACTGCATGAAAATTAATCATATTTTAGAATGTTTGGAACAGATAAAAACCGATTATGTTTTAATTTTAGACGGACGAGACACTTTAATTGTTAATGATTTGGATGCTACATTTATTGAAAAATATCTTTCATATAAAATTCCCGTGGTATATAATGCCACACCTGTACCATATCCAAATGCAGTCGTAGAACCATTACAGGAACTGCTAAAAATCTCTGGTACTCATAAATTTTTAAATGCGGGTATATGTGTAGGAATAAAAGAGGCATTAGTCGAATTTTACAAACAAGCAAAAATAATTAATGATAAAATCTACAATAACTCGTCCGAACAATATATCATTCGATTGGCAAAAGAAAAAAATCCTTCTTTGACAGGAATTGATAACGAGCTTAAACTTTTTAGAATTGTTCATCAATACGATACGATTATAAAAGAGAATAATAATATAGTACAATTAATATAGTCTATGGAGGATAATTCAAAAAATGAAAAATTTAATTTGTGGTTATGGTAATATTGGAAAACATATTTTAAAGGAGTTTGCGTCAATATCTGATTCTTTTAAAATATACGATAAGTATATAAGCAGATATAATTCGACTGAATTATTAAATGAACATTACGATTTTGCTTTTGTTTGCGTTCCTACCGAAATGAAGGGAAATGGAGAATGTGATACTTCTGAGGTCAAATGGATTTGTAATAAAATTGATGCAGATGTTATTATAATCAAGTCTGCCGTGCCTGTAGGAACTTGTGAGTCACTTTGTAAGGATAACATTGTAATCTCTCCTGAGTATTACGGTACAACACAGCACAGCTTAGAATCTCCTAATTTCGTTGTTCTTGGTGGAAACGAAAATTATTGTTGCAAAGTCACTCAACTATATTCAAGGGTCAAAAATGGGGCTTTTAGTTATATTTATGTTGATTGGAAAACCGCAGAATTAGCGAAGTACATGGAAAACTGTTGGATAGCAACAAAGGTTACTTTCTGTAATGAATTTGCTGATATTGCCAAAGCTTTTGGAATTCAGTATGAGCGTTTGAGACAGTGTTTTGTTGCTGACGAGCGAGTTAATCCATCACATACTTATGTATATCCAGAGCAACCTTATTATGACTCACACTGTTTGAATAAAGATATTCCGGCATTGTTGGTCTCTTGCAAAAGCAATAAAATTAAAACGCCGCTAATGGACAAAGTACACATGATAAATCTTGAACGAAAATCAAAATAATAATTTTAGGCATACAGAAATAAAAATCTGTATGCCTATTTTTTACGTTTTCGATTATTCTTAGATTTTTCAATAATGCTACTACGATGTAGATTGTAATATTCCTTATTGTTTTCAGAAATATTTTTATTCCTAGCAATTGCTGAACATTTTTCAGAACAGTATTTTGAATGAATCGTTTCAAACACTTTTCCACAAATAGGACAAATTTTTTCAAAATTAGACTTAGATAATCCATATCGTCTACGTTCATTTCCTTTTTCGTCTTGTCGGTGTTTGCGTTCAATAGCACATGTAGTTGAACACACCTTTATTCCATTATGGCTTAGAAATATTTTACCGCACACGGTACATTTTTTCATTTTAGGCATCTTTGTCGCTCACTTTCACTTGTAATATAAAAATAATTATCATTACCATCTTTTATGTACACAATATTATTCCCCCATCCTAGAGTCATATATGGTTTATTACTACTTTCTTTGTCGAGAGGCTTATATTTTTGATTTTTATTTTGGGGAAAATAAAAGAATGACTCCTTAGAAGGAAACACGGATTTCATATTACTTTTTACCTCGTTTCTCGTTATTATTTGTATTTTATTTTGTCATTTAATATTCTTATTATACAGTAAAATAGGGTATATGTCAATTTTATTTTAGACATATACCCTATATTAATATCTTTGTGCTCTTTCCTGTTACTACACCATTTACTACACCATTTACTACACCAATTAATTAAGATTTTACACCAAATTATGATAAGTTACGATAACTTGATATTATCTCAAAGTCGCATAAACACTGTATTTACGGCGTTTTCAGAATTCCAGATTACATTCTGTCATGGAATGTTCTAGAGATTACATCCATCTGCTGTTCCTTTGTAAGGTCGATGAACTTAACAGCGTAACCAGATACACGGATTGTGAAGTTCGCATATTCTGGCTTTTCTGGGTGTTCCATAGCATCCAGTAACTTATCCTTACCGAATACATTTACGTTAAGGTGATGAGCACCCTGATCGAAGTATCCATCCATAACGTTTACAAGGTTAGCAACTCTTTCTTCTTCATTATGACCTAAAGCATCCG